GATCAAAGACGGCAAGGTCACGTTCTATGGAATGAGTTCAGACACTGCCATGGAAAAACATCACGGTGGTGTGGCCGAATATCGATCTTCCGAAGGTAGAACAGTTGAAATCCCGCACAAAGGTCCGGTGAAAAATACCGTGCTGGATATCCTTGGAGGTCTCCGCAGTACCTGCACCTATGTGGGTGCCAGTAATCTAAAACAGTTACCTAAATGCACCACATTCATCCGGACACTTCGGCAGTACAATGATGTATTCGTTACCACATAACCTAGATCTTGGTGTGGATCTAAGTTAAAATAAGTTATCTTAAAAGGAGGCAGTTGAAATGGGCACTACAACAAGTTTGAATGATAGATTTTTTGATCGACCTTTGATGAGTCTAGACCGGAATACTTTGTACTGGATCATAGGACTCGCGGCCACATTGATCATGGCCATGACCGTGGCCGACTTTGCCGCTGCCAAGTTCCTGGACTTTGGCTGGGTTGTGACCCCAGCCGGTGCACTGTTGTTCGCGGTGGTTTTCGTCGTGCGAGACATGTTGCACAAGTTGGCCGGTGCGGCCGTGGTGCAACGGGTGATCTTGATCGGCGTGGTGTTGAACCTGCTTATCGCGGCGTTCATGTACGCCATGACTTTCATCCCTGCACCAGAATTCAGACCCAGTGTGCATTTTGATGCTGTGTGGAAGATGAGCCTGGGCATCGTGATCGGCAGCGAGATCGCTACCATAGTGAGCCAGTGGGTCAACACCGTGGTATACCAGAAACTATGGGAACGCGACTGGGGCTCTTGGACAAGGACCTTTGTCAGCAACCTGGTGAGCCTGCCTGTTGATGCTGTGTTGTTCGTGTTGTTCGCTTTTGTGTTCATTCCACCATTACTGGGCGGTGATGCCATAGATATCAACAAGGCCATTTCACGCATCGTGTCGGGGAGCACATTGTTCAAACTGGCAGTGATCTTGGCACTGACACCTTTGGTCAGCCTAGCACCCTGGAGAGAAGAAGCCAGGAACATGAAGTGACGGACTGGCTACTGAAACCCTGGCAGTTTTGGTTTGAGTGGGGGATCACGGCCCTGCTGATAGCAGGCGTGGTCCTTACCAGTTTCAATGTGTATCCCTTGAACATCTGGGTCTTGATGATCAGCAACGTGGGCTGGGTGATCCAGGCTGTATTGTGGAGGAAGACCAGCCTGTTCGTTGTGCAATTGGTGATCACGATCATCTATCTGGTAGGAATCGTCAACTCATTCGTGTAAAATACAAACATGGAAAAGATAACTTACACAGAAATATTCTACAGCCTACAGGGTGAAGGACGCTGGGCCGGTGTGCCATCGGTGTTCTTCCGCACTTACGGATGCAACTTCCGCTGCCGCAAGTTTGGTCGCACAGACGACTTTGAAGGACACAATCCTGAGGTGATCGAGATCATCCGCGACATAGACAAGTACAAAAAGTTCGAAGATCTTCCTCTCGTGACATCAGGTTGTGACACCTATGCGTCGATCTATCCTGAATTCAAAAAGTTCAACCGCCAGGATGATGTTCCTGACATCGTGGATGAAATGCATGCCATGATACCTCACGGTCGCTGGGATCAAGACTGCGGTGCCGACACTGTACATTTGGTGATCACTGGTGGCGAGCCATTGCTGGGCTATCAACGCAGATATCCTGAACTGCTAGCACTGTGCCGTGCCCAAGGACTGCGTGATCTCACTTTCGAGACCAATGGCAGCCAGTGGCTGCATCCTGAAGTCAAGGACTACTTGCTTGATGAATTTACCCGAGTGGGGCGAGATTATGATAGACTTACCTTCAGTGTCAGCCCCAAACTACCTTGCTCAGGCGAGTCATGGGAGTCGGCCATCAACCCCATCATAGTAAAAAGTTATGAGATGATTGGCTATACATATCTCAAATTCGTGGTAGCTACGAAACAAGACGTTGAAGATGCCGAGCGTGCTGTGGAGGAATACCGCCATGCTGGATTTGGTGGTCCGGTGTACTTGATGCCCGTGGGCGGCGTGCCACAGGTATACAATTTGAACACGCAGGAAGTAGCTCGCTTGGCCCTGGCTCGAGGCTGGAGATACAGTCCTAGACTTCAGGTCGATTTGTTTAAGAACGCTTGGGGAACATAGCATGGGATTATTTGATCGCTTCCGCAAAAAAACTGCAAAACCTGAAATCAAGGAAAAACCTGCCAAGGTAACCAAATCTGCCAAAGACCTGGCCACAGAGAAAAAGGAACCCTATGTCAATGTGCTGAGCATGGACGTGGATCCTGATAATCTGCATGCGGGTGCTTTTGAACTGGACTGGAACGAATACTTCGTGGCACGCTTGGTCAAGGCCGGATACATGATGAACAAAGATGACACAGACGCAGAGATAGTGGATCGCTGGTTCCAGAATGTTTGCCGTCATGTTGTGATGGAAACCTGGGAGCAGGAACAGGCCATGAATCCTTCACCGCAGCGTTACACACAAAGCCGTGATCTCGGCAATGGACGGAGAGAAGTTTCATAATGATCACAGATCGCAATAGAGAAATACTAACTATCACACAGGAAGAAGCTGCTGAAGTCATACAGGAAATCAGCAAGGTTTTCCGATTTGGCATAGACGAAATGCACAAAGATGGTATGCCACACCGTGTTCGTTTGAGCCAAGAAGTGGGTGACCTGCTGTGCATGATAGATCTCATGATAGACCACCGGCTGGTTGATCCTGTAGCGTTAAAAATGGCCAAGCAGGAAAAAACACGCAAACTCAAACTATACAGTAACATATATCAATGATATTCAATCACATACGCAGGCTCAAGGACGAAGGCAAAAAGGTAGGCATCACCTTTTCCACTTTCGATCTATTTCACGCTGGACACATCGCCATGTTGGCCGAAGCCCGCAATCACTGCGATTATTTGATCGCCGGCTTACAGACCGACCCCACTATAGATCGTCCAGGCACCAAAAACTCACCGGTGCAGAGCATTGTGGAACGCCAGATACAATTGGCAGCTTGCAGGTACGTAGACGAAATCGTGGTATATTCAACCGAACAGGATCTCAGAGATCTGCTTTTGATATTGCCAGTGGATGTACGGATTTTGGGCATAGAGTATCAGGGTACCAATTTCAGCGGCCAGGCCGAGTGTGAAAAACGCGGCATTGACATCATCTACAATGCCCGGGATCATTCGTTCAGTTCTAGTGGATTGAGACAGCGTGTGGCTGCCGCGGAAGATACCAAGACCTTGTTGGCCAAGGCTCGACCCACGGGCAGCGACGACAGCCCCCAGCTCAGCCCACGATGATATTGTATGTCAACGGGGACAGCCACACTGCGGCAGCCGAAGCGGTTAATCCTCATGCCTTTGCCGAAGATGACAGTCAGTTTTTTTACATGGGCCGGGCACCTCATCCTAGCAATCTAGCAGTGAGTTGGGGGAGAGTATTGGCTGACACGCTGAAAGCCACTTTCAAGTGTGATGCTGAAGCGGCGGCCAGCAACGTCCGCATATTGCGTACCAGCAGAGCATGGCTGGCCGGCCTGGATCGAGATCCCAGTGAAATCTTGATAATCATCCAGTGGTCGACATGGGAAAGGCAGGAGTGGTTGATAGATGGTAGATACTATCAGATCACAGCATCAGGTGTGGATGACGTTCCTGCGGATCATCGTGACCGGTATCGCAAATACATCCTGGACGTGAACTGGCATGAATGCCGGCAGCGAGTTCATGCTGATATCTGGCAATTCCATCAAGAACTACAACAACAGGGCATCCGACATGTGTTCTTCAACGGCAACAACCATTTTGGTGACGTCGTTCCTGATCAACATCTGGATTGGGAAGATTCCTACATCGCACCCTATGATGGGCAATACACCTATGATCAGTGGCTGAAAAACCACGGTCATCACACAGTAGCACCCAATTCTTGGCATTTTGGACGCGATGCACATGCGGCCTGGAGCCGTTTCATGCTACAATATATTTTACAAAACAAATTGGTATAAACATGAGATATGTGCTGATTGATACTGCCAACATGTTCTTTCGTGCCCGGCACGTGGCTTTCCGTGCGGGTGATGCCTGGGAAAAAGTGGGCTATGCCCTGCACATCACACTGAGTGCTATCAACAAGGTGGTGCGTAGATTCAACGCGGATCATGTGGTTTTTGCCCTGGAAGGCCGATCATGGCGCAAGGATCACTATGCTCCCTACAAACGAAATCGTGCGGATGCCCGTGCGGCACAGACCGAAGCCGAGCAAGAAGAAGACCAACTGTTCTGGGAAACTTTTGACGCTTTCACTAAATACTTGGCTGAACAGACCAACTGCTCAGTGATCCGGCACCCAGCAGCCGAAGCCGATGATGTCATAGCCCGCTGGATAGCACTACACCCCCAAGACCAGCATACCATAGTTTCCTCAGACACTGACTTCGTGCAACTGCTATCTGCCACCGTGGATCAATACAACGGCATCACCGACGAACTGCTCACCATCACCGGCATTTATGATGCCAAGGGGCAGGCAGTGATAGACAAGAAAACCAAGGCTGCCAAGGTCACGCCCGATCCTGAATGGTTGTTGTTTGAAAAGTGCATGCGGGGAGATGCATCGGACAATGTGTTTTCTGCCTATCCTGGTGTGCGTACCAAGGGCACAAAGAACAAGGTAGGGCTACAGGAAGCCTTCGAAGATCGCGGTGCCCGAGGCTATGCCTGGAACAATCTCATGCTGCAACGCTGGACAGATCACGAAGGACAGGAACATCGTGTGCTGGATGATTATCTCCGCAATCGTACCTTGATCGATCTCCAGGCCCAGCCCGCAGAAGTCAAAGACTACGTGGATGCTGCCATACGTGAACAGGTCTCGCACAGAGACATCGGCCAGGTGGGAGTGAGATTCATGAAATTCTGTGGTCGATATGAATTAAACAGGGCCAGCGAACAGGCCGAGCAGTTTGGCCGCTGGCTCACAACAACTTACCAAGGAGTGTTAGATGATAGTGGCAAAAGCAGTGATCCCAAACCAGTACTGGATACTCAAGCAGGATGATCGCAAGATCGGCAACATAGAATCTGCTCCCGGTGGTTTCCAAGTGCGTATCAATGATCGCATAGAAGTGTTCAAGACCATTGGCACCATCAAGCGAAGGATCAACATCGATTTCGAACCCGCG